ATTGGCGGTGCGCTTGCTGATAGTGGCAGTTGCACGTTTAGTTCAGGACGAATAGTTACTATTTTGTCTGCGGGTGATGACTCTGCAATTTCTTTTACAGTTACCGGAACGGATGTAAACGGAGATTCTCAAACAGAGTCAATTACTGGTGCAAACGCAGGAACTGCAACCGGATCAAAGTATTTTAAGACCGTTACAGCTATTGCAGCCGTAGGCGATCCAGCGGGAAATGTTTCGGCAGGGATCAACAATTCTGCTGCAGACGTTATATTCGCGGGAAGAACAAGGCTTAAAGGTGCGTACATTGTAAACTCCGGTACAGCGGGAACTATTGATTTTTTGATCACTTCTCCTACGGGAACAAGTACGATGAAAATCGGCACCGTAGCTAGTGCAACGGTTACCAGAGATGTTGCCATTCCGGAGGAGGGCGTTTTGTTTACAGGCGGCGCTTATATACAATATACGCAGTCAACTTTTACCACTATGACCGCATTTCATGCGTAAAAACACGTGGCTACTGTAAAGAACGTAAAAAGGCTGCCTTCTGGACGTATAGAGTATCGTGGAGAAACGTTTTCTGGGTATAACCAGCCAAAGCGATCAAAAGGTGGGTCTAAAAAGTCTGTAGTTTTAGCTAAAAAAGGCGATCAGGTTAAGATGGTTCGTTTCGGCGATCCTGATATGACCATTAAAAAAAGCCAGCCTAAACGCAGAAAAAGTTTTAGAGCCCGCCATAACTGCGATACCGCGAAAGATAAGTTCACGGCGCGTTACTGGTCGTGTGAGGCGTGGTAAATGAATCGCGCCTCTATGCCAAAAGGACTGACCTATTATAAGAAGGGCGGCGGAGCTTCTAAAAAAAGCAAAGGAAGCAAAATCTGCCCTGCAGGAAAAGCGTGGGCAAAGCGCACTTTTGATACCTACCCTTCTGCTTATGCAAACATGGCGGCTTCTAAGTATTGCAAAGACCCTAATTACGCAAAAAAATCCAAAAGGAAAAAAGCCTGATGGGTGAGTTAAAAAAATGGCGTGATCAAAAATGGGTGCGAATTGACAGCAGCGGTAATATCGTTGGTGAATGTGGCACTTCAAAAGACAAAAAAAACCCAGACCGTTGTCTTCCTTTAGCTAAAGCACGTTCGTTAAGTAAGTCAGAACGAGCGGCCACGGCAAAAAAGAAAAAACGGGAAGGGTCGAAAGGTAAAACTGTTGTTAAAAACACGAAAAAAGCAACGGTAAGAAACATGTCTCGTGGCGGCGGAGTACGGCAGGAGATTGCAAAAGGGTGCGGCGCAGTGTTAAACGAGCGCCGTAAAGTAACAACATATACGTGAGGTAGTTATGCCGGGTTCAAGAGTAAACATAGGTAACGCAGGATCAGCTAAAAAGAAATCTAAGAATAGTTCTGTGATGAAAAAGTCTAAAGGTGGTGCCATGATGAAAATGTCTAAGAAGAAAGATCTTGGCATTTAGTGTCGTATTTAATCAGCAACATCCCGCATTTTAAATGCTGGGTGCGACGAGAATTTACGCATAACCACGAAAAATATCACGGAGAGTTTTTACATTGTTTAGCGATAGCCGTAAATACAGTACCTGACCGCTCTTTAAGTTTTCAGGTTGTTTTTACCGGCTGCGAAGCAGATTGTGAGGATAACGATGAGGGCAACATACATGGAGGAGCTATGTGGGCTAGGATGCCAATACAAGGCTTAGTGTGTGATATGCCTATGCAAGATTATCCGGAACCTATGGATGATCATTTATCCCAGCCTTGGGACTGTGAGTCTCATCATCATTCTGTTGTGGTTATGGATAGGGTAAGCTCTTCCCCGTGGATTGCTAAGATTGGTGGAGAGTTCTTTACTTCTAAATACCTTTTTACTGTAGATTATACAGAATCTGATATTGCAGATGACTCTGCTCAACACAAGCAGTCCCATGTATTATGCATAACAGAAGAAGGTAAATGGAAAGGAAATATAGTGGCGTTACCGAACAACCGTGTAAGGGCTACAAGTCCCGCCCTTTGGGTGACCGGAGAAGGAGCGCCCGATTTTAAACCGTCTCAGTGGAAACATTCTGCTGAAGGCCACGAAAGTTACTTAGATCCAGCGGTAACTTTCAATAACTTGTATGAAGAATAATGGCTACATCAGGTTCTAAAGATTTCGAATTAGACGTTGCTGAGTACGTGGAAGAAGCATTTGAACGTTGCGGTTTAGAAGTTCGTACTGGTTACGATCTAAGAAGCGCCAAACGTTCTCTTAACTTACTGTTTGCGGACTGGGCCAACCGTGGGTTAAATCAATGGACCATTGAAGAGGTATCCATAACTTTAGCTACGGGCATCAGGGATTACCCTGGTGGAACTTTAACAATGACGGTGGGTTCTTCTACTAGTTTTTCTGTGGGAGAAACTCTTACTGGAGGCACTAGCGCAGCAACAGCCAGCGTTACCAGTAAACCTTCTAGCACCACCTTGGCTATCACAATACCTTCTGGGACGTTTTCCAGCGGAGAAACAATTATTGGCGGCACCAGCGGTGCGTCAAGCACTCTAGCGGCGGCTGTAGATTTAACGAACGTGCAGTCTACCATTGATATTTTGTCGGCAGTGGTGACCCGAGACAGCACTGATTTTGAAATAGAAAGAGTAAGTCGTTCAAGTTTTCTCAACATACCCAACAAGTCACAATCCGGTAGGCCAAATCAATTTTTTCTAAACAGGCAAATAACGCCTGTGTTACAAATTTGGCCCGCACCAGAAAACGATACCGACATTGTTAAATTTAATAGGTTAACTAGAATTGACGATGCGGATGCATACACCAACACTGCAGAAGTACCTTTTAGGTTTTACCCTTGTTTAACAGCCGGTTTGGCTTACTATCTTTCTATGAAAAGAAACCCACAACTTATGGGTGCTTTAAAAACAATTTACGAAGAAGAATTACAACGGGCTCTTGACGAAGACCGAGATAGGGCTTCTTTAAGAATAAGCCCCTCTTACGAAACCTATAGGTCGTAAAAATGGGAGCATTTGCCAGAGGAAAATACGCATACGGAATATCAGATAGATCTGGTTTTCGTTACAAATTAAATTCGATGAAACGCGAATGGAATGGTTCTTTGGTCGGACCAGATGAGTTTGAACCAAAACAACCTCAACTGTATCCGCCACCTAGCGCGAGCGATCCTCAAGCGTTAAGAAACGCCAGACCAGACCGTGTCGAACCAACTGTTGTAGTGGTTGGGGTTCCCCTCGTGGTAGAAACAACGTTTACTCCTATCCGTGGTATTGGTCAGGTTGGAACTGTTACGGTGAGCACAACATGAGTTTTACATACGCAACTTTAAAAACAGCGGTGCAAGATTATTGTGAAACGTCGGAAACCACGTTTGACACACAACTTCCCACTTTCATAAAAGAGTCCGAAGAACGTATTTTAAAAAACGTAGAGCTTCCGGTATTCAGAAAGAACGTCACGGGTAACGCTACCAACAACAGCACCTATTTATCGACGCCTAGTGATTTTTTAGCGCCATATAGTCTGGCTGTAATAAAAGATAGCGAATACTCGTATTTGTTATTTAAACACGTTTCTTTTGCGCGAGCCTACACCCCCAACGCTTCTACTACAGGTACTCCTAAGTATTATGCGTTGTTTGATGACACTACGTTTATCTTAGCTCCCACTCCAGATAGTGGTTACAGTTTCGAATTGCACTATAAATACCGTCCTGCGTCTTTGACCGCAGGGGCGGACAGTGGCACCACGTGGTTATCCACCAACGCACCGGATGCGTTGTTGTATGGCACTTTGGTAGAAGCAGCAACGTTTTTAAAAGCGCCGGAAGAAGTCGCTCAATACGAACAGAGATTTGGTCAAGCTATAGCTGCAATAAAAGACCTCGGTGAGGGTTATGGTGCAAAGGACGAGTATCGTTACGATATCAGTAAAGGAAGATAATGTTTGAAATAGCTGTTAAATCTAACATGGGAGACGTGGTGGTAAAAACAACGGAATATCGTGGTTTGTCCCCAGAAGAACTCGCTGAACGCGCAGTAGAACAAATAGTTGGTATATCTGATTCTGTTGATCCTATTGTTAGGCAGCAAGCAGAAGCTTTTAAGAGTCGCATTTATCATGTAATTTTAGGTATCATAAAACAAGCTATTAAGAGCGATAGAACTACTCTTATGAATGAATTTATTCAGCAAGGTCACCCAGACATTGCAGATATATTAAGGAGACTGTAATGGC